CAAGACCAAATATTCACATGGCCCGCAGGGCAAATATCGCGCACGCTTGGGCCTTCCGGCGACTTCGTCGGCAACCGCCCTGTCCTGCTTGATGAATCGACGTACTTCGTCCAGCCCGGCACCGGCGTCAGCTACGGCATCAAATTTATCAACCAGCAGCAGTATAACGGTATCGCGGTCAAGTCCGTCACATCGACATTTCCGCAAGTTATTTTCGTCAACATGACGTACCCTGACATTGAAATGTTTATCTATCCGCGCCCCACAGCGGACCTGACATGGCATTTCATTTCGGTTGAAGAACTGACGCAGCCTGCGACGCTGGCAACGCAACTACATTTCCCGCCCGGCTATCTGCGTGCGTTCCGCTATAACTTGGCCTGCGAAATGGCGCCTGAGTTTGGCACGGAGCCTTCGTCGCAAGTCCGCCGTCTGGCGATGTCGTCGAAGCGTAACATCAAGCGCATCAACAACCCTGATGACATCATGTCGATACCGTACAGCCTGATTGCTTCGCGTCAGCGGTTCAACATCTACGCCGGGAACTACTAATGAAGACGCCGATCCTTGGGTCGGCGTATGTCGCTAGAAGCGTCAACGCCGCCGACAACCGTATGGTTAACCTGTTTCCTGAGATTGTCCCTGAAGGCGGCAAGGAACCAGCGTTCCTTCAGCGCGCGCCGGGGCTGACTGCGCTGGCGACTGTTGGCGTTGGCCCGATCCGCGGCATGTGGACCTATGGCGACTACGGCTATGTCGTTTCTGGCCCGACGCTGTTTCAGGTAGACACCAACTGGAACGCTGTCGCTAAAGGCACTGTGGGCGGTTCTGGCCCTGTCAGCATGGCCGACAACGGCACGCAGCTATTCATCGCCGCTAACCCGCTAGGCTACATCTACAACGCCAGCACCGATGTGTTCCAGCAGATCACCGACCCTGACTTCCCCGGCGCTGGCACGGTCGGCTACATCGACGGCTACTTTGTATTTAACGAACCGGGTACGCAAAAGATTTGGGTAACGTCGCTGCTCGACGGCCTGTCCGTTGACCCGCTGGAGTTTGCCAGCGCCGAAGGCAATCCAGACAACGTAGCCGCTATCTTTGTTGACCACCGCGAAGTCTGGGTGTTTGGCACAAACTCTACCGAAGTCTGGTACGACGCAGGGCTGCTCGACTTCCCGCTGACACGTATCCAAGGTGCGTTCAACGAACTAGGCTGCGCTGCCCCGTACAGCATCGCCAAGATGGACAACCAAGTTTACTGGCTAGGCAAGGATGCACGCGGTCAAGGGATCGTCTACAAGGCCGCTGGCTACATCGGCCAGCGCGTGTCTACGCACGCTATCGAATGGCAGATGCAAGAGTATGCCGACATCTCGGATGCGACCGGCTACACGTATCAGCAGGACGGCCATAGCTTCTATGTCCTGAACTTCCCCACCGCCAACACCACATGGGTGTATGATGTCGCCACCGGCGCATGGCATGAGCGGGCGTCGTTTGCGAACGGCCAGTTTAACCGTCACCGCGCCAGCAGTCAGATGTTCTTCAACGCCACTACGGTTGTCGGCGACTACCAGAACGGCAAGATTTATTCGTTCGACCTCACTGTGTACGCTGACGATGGCGCACCGCAGAAATGGCTGCGGTCGTGGCGCGCGCTACCTACGGGCGCTAACAACCTTGCGCGTACTATCCAGCACGCCATGCAGCTTGACTGTGAGACAGGCGTGGGCCTGAACAACGGTCAAGGCAGCAACCCGCAAGCCATGCTGCGCTGGTCGGATGATGGCGGCCACACATGGTCCAGCGAACACTGGAAGTCGATGGGCCAGATTGGCCGGTCTGGCTACCGTACCATCTGGCGCCGCCTTGGCGCGACGATGAAGATACGTGACCGCGTCTACGAAGTGTCAGGCACAGACCCTGTACGTATTTACGTCATGGGCGCTGAACTGATACTTAGCGGGACGAGCGCCTAATGGCGTTGGCACCAATCAACCCCACACAGATTACGCCGCCGCGGGTTGATTTTATTGACCCACGGTCGGGCGCGATTAGCCGTGAATGGTATCGGTTCTTCCTGTCGCTGCTAACTGCAACGCAGACTAACCAAGACGAAATAGAGTTAGCGCCGGACGCTACGTCGCTGATAGCGTCCTATGACGCCATGCTGGAGTCGTTGGCGCAGACAACCGAAAGCGCCCCTGACTGCTGTTCTGCTACGGCTGACGTGGATGCCAAGGTAAACAGTCTGGCGCAGGCCACCGGCGTCACGCCGCCGGCTGCTACGGAAAGCGACATCGCGGTTATCCAATCGCAGTTGCAGGCGCTGGCGCTGTCGCCACCACCAAAAGAGTTTCGGTCGCCGCGCTACGGTTCTTTTTATGATACGACATCACAAACAGCGGCAGCAATCAACACGGCCTACGCCATGACGTTTAACACAACAGATTTGTCGGTAGGCGTCACCCGCGGCACACCAACGTCGCGCATCTTTGTTGACCGACCAAATGTCTACAACGTGCAGTTCTCCGCGCAGCTAGATAAAACGGCTGGCGGTGTCGGTTTGGTGTGGGTGTGGCTACGCAAGAACGGCGTCAACGTACCCGACAGCGCCGGTCAAATCCGCATACAAGGTAATAACGCTGAAATTTTGGCTGCATGGAATTACGTCATCCAACTAAACGCCGGCGACTACATCGAATTAATGTGGGAAGTGGACGACACATCTGTTATTTTGTTAGCTGAAGCGGCGTCTGCCGTTCACCCTTCAATTCCGTCGGTAATTTTGACGGTGACTGACAATATAAGTTCTTTGGAGACATAATATGGCCGTATCTATTAGTAACATCATCCCCGCTAAGACAGCGGAGAACGCGCAAACGACGCAGTACACGTCGAACGGCGTGCAGACAATCATCGACAAGTTTACCGCGACTAACTACAGCGTGTCGGCTGCGACGATCAGCGTCAACCTTGTGACGGCTGCGGGCAGCGCCGGTAACGACAACTTGATTGTCAAGACCAAAACGCTCCAGCCAGCCGAGACGTATACGTTTCCTGAACTGGTCGGCCATGTGCTGCCTAACAATGGCTTCATCAGCACAATCGCTGGCACGGCGTCGGCAATCAACATCCGCGCGTCAGGTCGGCTAGTCAGCTAATGCTGGAGCGTAGTTACGACACTGCGTTTATTAACAGGGTCGTAAACGATCCGTCAGTGAGGCCGTATGTTGGTAGTGGTGTTGACGGCGATATAGATACTCGGATACTGGTAGACATACCGGGAAACTGGTTTCTGATGGGCGAACACGGCGGGTTCTTATTGGAAGAAACATCGCCCAGCACCCGCGAAGTACATACGTTTATTCTGCCTGAAGGCAGGGGTAAATGGGCTAACGATGCACGCACGGCTATGCTAGATTACGCGAGAGGTCACGGCACGGAAAAGCTGTGGACTAAAATCGAGCCAGATAGTAAACATGTAATCCGCTACGCCCGTCAAGGGGGTATGCAAAAGACAGATGAAATGATAAAGACATTCGGTACACTTTACCGAATTTACCGGATGGAGTTAAGATAATGCCAATCGCACCTGTAGTCGGAGCAGCATTGATTGCAGGGACCGCCGCTGTGGCGGGGGGCGCGATGGCTGCTAAAGGCGCTAAGAGCGCCGCTAAGACACAAGCGCAGGCAGCGCAGGACGCTAACGCTGCCCAAGAGCGTATGTTCCAGAAGCAGATCGAATTGCAAGAGCCGTTTCGCCAAGGCGGAATGACGGCACAGCAAGAGATTATGCAGTTGCTGGGTATCGGCGGCGACAAAACCGCCGCTGGCTACGGCAGCCTCGGTAAAGCCTTCGGCACTGAACAGTTCCAGCAAGACCCCGGCTATGCTTTCCGACAATCCGAAGGCATGAAGGCGCTAGAGCGGTCGGCAGCCGCCCGCGGCAATCTGCTATCCGGCTCCACTCTGAAGGGTGTACAGCGTTTCGGGCAGGACTTAGCCAGCCAAGAATATCAGAACGCGTTTAACCGTTTCCAAGTCGAGCGGTCTGCCAAGCTGAACCCGCTGCAATCGCTGATGGGTTCAGGTCAGTCCGCCGCAAATGTAATGACCGGCGCCGCAGGGCAGATGGGCCAGAACGAAGCATCTAACCTGTACAACGCTGGCGCGGCGCGTGCGTCTGGTTACGTCGGTCAGGCTAACGCGTTGAACCAAGCCCTTGGTCAAATCGGCGGGATTGCGTCACAGATACCGATGCAGAACGCAATGATAAATTATTACGGCAGCAACACCCCTAGCGGCGGCGGTTCTTCGGGCGCCGGCTTTGGCTCCAGCACGCCATACCGTCTTCCCGGCCTACCAAGAGGTTAATGACATGGCAAACCAAATGATAGCACTTCAGGCGCGCAACCCACAGCTTCCCGATCCCGCGCGGATCACGGCGCAGTATGCGAACATGATGAACACTGCCGCGCAGCAGCGCGCGGCACAGCTTCAGGGTGAGCGCGCTCGTCAAGAGATGGAGTTTGCACGCGCGGGTGAGGCACGCGAAGCAGAACTGCAAGCACCTAGAATGGCTAAAGCACAAGCAGAAGCCGGCTCTGGCCGACTGAAGTACGTCATGGATTACCTTGACACTTCGGCACTTGCTCTTGCTAACTCACGCAATCCGCAGCAAGCTATGGCGCTTGGCGACCGCATGAAGCAGATGTTTCCTGAACCAGAACTTCAAGATGCGATAGACGCAACATTAGCGTCCATACCGCAAGACCCCGGCCAGTTTGAGGCTTGGCGCGAGGACAGCTTGTTCCGCACTATGGAGTCTAAGGACCAGCTATCGCGTGAGTTTAAGACGCAAACTACAGGCGCCGAACAGCGCGAGATTTCCATGCCGAAATATGGTCGTGGCGAAGCAACTGAAGTCCCCGGCTCACGCATCGCGGTTGCCCAAGGTATGCAGTACGTCAAAGATGACCAAGGGAATGTCT